CGTAACGAGTTAAAGCGATATATCGACTCCTCTCATTGGGAAGCCTGGCGCAACAGTCTCTCTCCTGCCGAGAAGGCGGGGATTCGAGACTATTCGGATCTTCATTACGCTGACATCAATAACTATCTCCGCGGCAAAAACGATAACCCCTTACCAGGATCAATCGCACATATCTCCGGACTTGATTCGGCGCTCAACAAGGCGCGCACGGATCGCCCGTTGCTCGCGTTTCGCGGGCTGGTATCCAAAGATGTGTACAGAGGCTTTGCCGAAGGCGTTTTAAAGCCGGGCGATGTGTTCGAGGAGGGTGGCTTTCTCTCCACCTCGCTCGACTTCCGGTCGGCCAAAGAATTTATCGAAGATACCGCGGACAATCGTGTAGTTTTGCGGATTAATGTTCCAGCGGGATCGAGATCGGCGGTATTGGGCGACGTCAGCGCCGTCCCTGGTGAATCGGAATTGCTGTTAGCTCGCGGTAGTCGGTTCAGGATCGAGCGGGTCAGAAGGCGGCAGGGCCTTGTCTTCGTCAACCTTACGCAGCTCGGCTTGTAAGTCGATTGGCTTGAGCGTCCCGTCTGCGTCTGGGCGGTAAAAGACCAGCGAATCGCCGCCGTCGGTGAAACGATCGCGTAAAGGCTGGAATGGGTTTTCTTTATCGTCCGCCATGCTTCCAATATATGCCGAAGTTGCACTTCCTGCAAATAAACCCGCCAAATCTTTTATCTTCAGCACGTGAAACTCAATCGCTCCCAACAGAATAAGGTGCTCGAATGGGCCGGAGAAGGCTTGCGGCTTCCCGAGGTCAAGGAGCGCGCGGCGAAGGAAGATCCGCCGTTTGAAGTTGATTGGCATCAGCTTAAATGGGCACGGCAGCGACTGGGCGCTCGCATCCGGGAGATGCGCGAGCAGTCCGAAGTCGAGATTCTCAATAATGGCCTATCGCGCCGGGTTGAGCGGATTCGCCAGCTCGAAACGCTGTTTGATAAGCACCTCGAATTGATCAGGGCGCGCGGCGTCGAAATGGATGGCGAGATCGCTGGCGGTGAAACCGGCTTGATGGCCCGCGATTACAAGGGCAAGGATGCCGATACAGCCGTCTACAAATACGACGGCGCGCTGGTCAAGGAAATGCGCGGAATAATTGACGACATCGCGCGCGAGATGGGCGAGCGTAAAACGAACGTGGAACTCGGCGGCAGTGGCGAATTGATCATTAAGGTCCAATATGGCGACGACGGCAGCCAAAAATCTAACGATTAGACTACCGCGCCCTCACGCCAGGCAGATCGCCTTTCGCAATAGTAAGGCGAAGAGAAAGGTTTGCTGCGCAGGAAGAAGGGCCGGAAAGACCACGGGAATGGCTATCCTGGCGGTTGAGGCGATGCTGGCCGGTCGTCGAATTCTGGAAGCCGCGCCGATTGCGGACCAGACGGATGCATTCTGGCAGGCGTGCTGCCAGGCGCTGGCGGAACCGATAACCGCGGGGCTGGTCAAGAAGAACGAGACGAATCGCATACTCGAATTAACCTGCGTTCCGGTCGCGCTCAACACGCCGCCAAATCCCAATCTTCTCGAAAAACTCCAAGTCGAAGTCGTCCCACGATTACCTCGCATCCGCTGCAAGACCGCCCACGATGCCGACAGCCTGCGCGGTGACTACGCTGACATCCTGATCCTCGACGAATTCAGTCTGATGGATAAATCGGCGTGGGAAGAAGTGGGCGCGCCGATGCTGCTGGACAACAACGGCGATGCCGTCTTTATCTTCACGCCTCAATCTCTCAACCACGCACACACTCTCTATCAGCGCGCCGTCAGCGACACCACCGGACGCTGGGAAGCGTTTCATTTCACCTCGCTCGAAAACCCCTATCTCAGTAGAGAAGCGCTCGCCGAAATCACGCAGGACATGACCGAGCAGGCGTATAAGCAGGAGATCCTTGCCGAGTTCTTGCAGGGCGAAGGCGCGGTTTTCCGAAACGTCGAGGCTTGCCTGAAGGCGCCGCAATCAACGCCGGAGCAGCATAAAGGCCATCGCGTCGCGCTCGGCGGGGACTGGGCGCAGAAGAAAGATTTTACCGCCTTTTCCGTCGGCTGCTTGGATTGCAAGGTCGAACTTGAACTAATGCGCTTCAATAAGATTGAGTGGGCGTTGCAGCGTGGGCGACTTGCGGCGCTCGCGGATAAGTGGAGTGTGAACGACGTCCTGCTCGAGCTGAACTCGATCGGCAGCCCGAACTTTGAGGCGCTGATTCGTGAAGGACTGGGGAATAGTCGGTCCCTTCGCGGCTTTGAGACCACGGCCAGCAGTAAACCACCGCTGATCCAGTCCCTGGCGCTCGCCCTCGAGCGCGCCGAGTTTCAATGGTTGCCCGATCCGATTGGGAAGGGTGAAATGCTGGCCTATGAATCGAAGATCGGCGCGTCTGGTCGGCCGCAGTATTCAGCGCCGGATGGTGGGAATGACGATACGGTAATTGCAAGGGCCTTATTGAATTGGATTAGGACCAGCGGCGGCCAGTTCCAGCAATGGGACTTCTTCCGGTAGGAAAACGCGAATGGCGGCAGGATTTGAACCTGCAGCTACCACGCTATTGAGTCTCGGCCCCAGCGTGATAGTCATAGCCGGATCACCTTTACCAATTCAGGCACGCCTTTCGCCTGTCGACATACATTCTACTTCGTTTCTGACCGCTGAACCAAAATAAATCCTCTTCCTCTCTGATAATGCCGGCTACGGGTGAACTCCTAACAGCGGTCGCGGGTTGGCATTTTGGCCTAGTTTCCGCGACCGCCTCTTTTTACTCCCGCCAAAATAAATATCTAAGTTGCGGCAATCTCTCGCCGTGGCTGAGGAACTCAAAAACAAACCGAATTTTACCAATGGCGCCTACGAGGCAATGGCGCGTGGCTGGGGAATAATGTCTGACACGGTTGCGGGCGCGCTCCACTTGCGCGAGTGCGATTCGTCCACCGGCGGTGTCTACCTCCCGCCAGAGCCTGCCGAAAAGCCCGAGCATTATAGGTATCGCCGAGCGCGAGCGATTTTCTTCAACGCCGTGGACCGGACGCTGAACGGTCTCGTCGGCATGGTCTTCAGGAACGATCCGAAGCTCGCCGAAACCGTTCCGGAGACGATTCGCGGCAGGGAAGCCACGGACAAGCAACCCGCGATCGAAGGCCAATGGGAGAACATCGACAACGCGGGGACGCACGGCGCTGTGTTCTGCAAGGAAGTCTTCACGAACGCGATGAAAGACGGGCACGCGGCGATTCTCGTCGATATGCCGCCACCGCTTCCGGAAGGTTCAACGCTTGACGACGAACGCAATGCTGGCCGCCGACCGTATTGGGTGAGCTATAAAGCCGATCAGATTATCAACTGGCGCGTGTCTGCCAGGGACGGCCAAACCCGACTCGATATGGTTGTCTTCAAGGAAGTCAGCCACGAACCGGATGGCGAGTACGGCGAGAAGGAAGTTGTTCGCTACCGAGTCTTGCGACCGGGAATGTGGCTTCTGTTTCGCGAGGTTAAAGGCCAAAACAACGAGATTGATATCATTCTCGACCCCGAAACACCTAGCGGTGAGACGTCGTTAAAAGAAATCCCCGTCGCCATCGTCTACGGCCGTAAAAAAGGCATCCTGCAATCCCAACCACCACTGCTCGACCTGGCGCTGATCAATATCGCCCACTATCAGAAATATTCAGACTTCTCGATCTACCTGCACGTCGCCAGCCGCCCGATTCTCTGGTTTCGCAATCGAGGCACGGCCAAAAACGTTGAAGTGGTTGGCGCTTACTCGGCCATTGATGTTGGCGCCGACGGCCTCGTTGATTTCGCCGAAACGACCGGTGCCGCATTGGCGGCCGCCAGTCAAGATATCAAGGATCTCGAAGAGCGGATGTCGATTCTTGGACTGTCGCTCTTAGTGAAACGAACCGGCTCGCAGACCACTGCAACCGAAGAGCGCAACGACCAGACTGAAGAGAGCAGTGATCTGGCGACCGCTTCCAGGTCCATGCGCGACGCCATCGAGATCTGCCTGAAATTCCACGCTCAGTATCTCGATCCGAAGGCAGACACGGGCGGCAGCGCTGAAATGGGCGGAAGTCTCGACGATATAACGCTGACGCCCGAGGAGATGACGTTCTGGTCGAACGCCGTCGCGGCGGGCCAGTACTCGCTTGAAACGATGTGGGACGTCTTCACTGCAGCCGGAAAGAACCCTGCCGACTTCGACAAGAAGACGGAAAGAGAGCGCGTCGATAAGGAGCGGCAGGCGAAAGCGGACTTAGCGGACCTGGCGCTGCGCAAGTTCGAGAGCGGCAACGACGACAACGAATAGCGCGCCGGAAAAATAAAATCCAGCGCTATGAATAATCACAACCGTCGCGGGTAGGACGCCCGCCATAACCAACCGGGAGGGTTGCAATGCCAGTTAAGCAGATTTTTGAAAAGAAAGAGGACGCGCCGGAGTGGCTGCGCCCTTCATTGCTCGAACAGGATGGGAAATTCGTGTTCGAAGCGGAATTACCGACCGAAACGGCGGGCTTGAAGAGCGCGCTGGAAAAAGAGCGCAAGGCGAAGTCTGATTTTGAGAAGTCGCTGAAGGTGTTCGAGGGAATCGACGCTGAAGAGGCGAAGCGTTTGAAAGCGGAAGCCGAACAGGCCGCCGCTGACAGGCTGAAATCAAAAGGCGACTGGGACACACGCGAGCAGCAGTTGAAAGAGCGGCTTCAGACAGATCTGAAGACGCGCGAGACGCACTTTCAGACGGAGCTGCAGACGCGCGAGGAACGCATCGGCAAGCTTCAGGCATCGCTCGAAAAGAGCCTGATCGAAGCGCAGGCGACGGCGGCCATCGCGGCCGCAAAGGGCGTTCCTGAGCTACTCATGCCGCACGTTATGCGTTTGGTGAAGGTGGTCGAGGAAAATGGCGAATTCGTCGCTCGCGTGCTGGATGCGCAAGGGCAGCCGCGAATCGCCAACGTAAAGGGCGACCCGTTCACGGTCGCGAATCTCGTCGAAGAGATGAAGGCAAATGCGGTCTATGGCCGGGCATTTGACGCGTCCACGGCGGGAGGCAGTGGAGCAGGACAGAGCGGTGGAGGCAGGAACGGAGTCAAAACCGTCTCGCACCTCGACCAAGAGGCAATTAACGCGAATCTAGAGAAGATTGCGAAGGGTGAAATCACCGTCGTTGACTGACCTCTGGATTCAGCACAACTGAATTAAGAGGGGTAAATAGATGCCTAATACATTAGGTCCGATAGTTCCGAAAATCCTGGCGATGGGACTGCTGTCACTGCGCGAGAAGTGTGTGCTGCCGCGCCTCGTCAACGCCAGCTACAGCAATGAAGCCGCGCAGTTTGGCGCGACCATTGACGTTCCGATTCCGACCAAGCAGGTCGCCGGCGACATCACGCCGAACAATACGCCTCCCACGCCGACGAATAACATCATGACCACTGTTCAGATAGCGCTGAACAAGTGGAAGAAGTCTGATTTCTTCCTGACCGATAAAGACCTGCGCGAGATTGACAAGAATCAGTCTTTCGTCCCGATGCAGATGTCGGAGGCCGTTCGCGCGCTGGCCAATCAGGTCAACGCTGACATTCACGCCGAGTACAAAGAGATATACGGCTACTGGTTCGGCCCCACGGCTGGACCGCCTTTTGGCACTACGGATGGCATCACGTCCGGAACGAACGCGCGCAAGGTGCTCAACAAGCAGGTCTGCCCACTGCAGAACCGCCGCGGCGTGCTGAACTTCGACGCCGAGGCAAACGCGCTGGCGCTGCCCGCGTTCAGCAATCTCGAACAGACCGGCGACATGGCGGTCAAGATCGAAGGCCAAATCGGCCGCAAATTGGGAATTGACTGGTACGCTGACGATCAGGTCCTGACGCACGTTTCGACGGTGCTTACCGCTGGCGCTGCGACAGTCAATGGCGTGCACGCGGTCGGAGCCGGCTCAACCGACAACGGCAAGACCGGAACCGTGTCGATCGCCAAGGCTACCAATGCCGCGCCGCTGGTCAAGGGCGACATCATCACCTTCGTCGGCGATCTTCAAACCTATGTGGTGATGGCTAACGTCACACTGGCGGTTGGTAACACGACCGTTTCAATCAGTCCCGCGCTGACAACCGCTAAAGCCGGCGGCGAGGCCATGACGCTGGCTCCGACTCACGTCGTCAACCTGGTCTTCCACCGCGATGCCTTCGCCTTCGCGAATCGTCCAGTCGCCAGCGGCTTATTCAGCGGCGGCAGCGAGATCGCTCAAATGACCGATCCACAGACCGGCATTTCGATGGCCCTCGAAGTCTCGCGCCAGTACCACCAGACCTCATGGGAATTCAGTTTGCTCTACGGGACTCGTCTCGTCAGGCCGGAATTCGCTATGCGGTTGGCTGGAAGCTAATCAATAACGCCGGGGAGTGGGGCAACTTGCTCCCCGGTTACCTGAAACCGACCGAGAAAACCATGCTTGAAACCATCGCGATCGAACATCCGGATACTCCGGGCGAGCGAATGATTATCTACAAGTCGGACTTCAATCCAGAGGTTCATAAACCTTACGAAGCGCCGAAGCCTGAAGGGGCTGGCGAAGATTCCAACGCGCCGCACGAAGAAGGCGGCGGCGAAACCGAAGAGACGAAGCCGAAGGGCAAGACTAAGAAGTAATGGCAATCTCCGCGCTCGACATCACAATCGGCGGTAACGCCTCGAACACCTTCATCTCGATTGATGACGCCGAGACCTATCTAGATTCTCGGCTCAACAGCGAAGCGTGGACGGGCGCAGCTCCTGACGACAAGACGCGGGCATTGTTGATGGCGGCGAAGAGATTGCAGGTCGAAAACTGGCTCGGCAACCGCGTTACGACAACGCAGCGCTTGGCCTGGCCACGAATCAGCGTCGCCAAGGTTGATCAAGTGGGGTTCGGGTATGGCGGCTTCTATGGCCAGCCGTGGGGATGGGGATACGGCGAGCAGTATTTGACGACCGAGATCCCGCAACCTGTCAAAGACGCTCAATGCGAATTGGCGCTGGCTTATCTCGAGGGCTTCGACGATGGCGGGGAAGAGGCGATTGATTCATTCAGCGCCGATGGCGTGAGCGTGAAGAATCGCCAGTCAAGGCCCGATGGTGGATTGCCGCCAAGGGTAGTGCAACTTATTTCGGGGCTAATTGCTGGAAACCGGATTATCCGTGGATAAAGGAAAACAATGACAGATGAACAATTGAAGGACATTTTCACCTATCACGCGCCAACGCCCGAGCAGCGCGAGGTTTACGAGAAGATCAACGCCGCATTCCTCGAATGCGCGAAAGTGGTCAACGCCGTGACCCCTGACGGGCCGGGCAAAACAGTTGCTATTCGCAAGCTGTCCGACTCGCGAATGGCGGCAAACGCTTCTGTCGCTCTCGAAGGACGATTCTGAGTGATAGAACAAATTACTTATAAGGCGAAGATCGAATATCGCGACGTGCCGTCCCTGGCGCGCGGCATCATCGAGCCGCTGGTTGATCGCTATCAAGCGTTATTCCCGACTTGGG